GAATTCCATCATTGCAATGGTTAAAGCCTCAGCAGTATCGGGTGGTAGATCGCCGTCTTCTAGATCATCGAAATCTTGAATGTCATCTTCTTCGCTCATACCCGCCTCCATCTGTTAAGGTTTACTCTGGCAGCAAGACCGCTATATGTATGGTCGTCTATGGTCTGCCGTATGCTTTCGGATGTTCTGCTACTTAACATTTCGTTGATGTCCTTTTCCATAAGACCATTGGGCCAAATACAAACCTGCTTGCCCATCTCTATTAGTTCTTCGTTGTATTCAACGATCTGTTTGTTTCTTGGTTCGTTGTCTAGTACGAACACCAAATCGCTATGCGCCAAGAAGTCTGGCAAATCATCACTAGCATTTGCACCTACCATAGCAATACAGTTTGGCAAAATCATGCTATCTAATGGGCCTTCCACGACATAGACTCTTTGCGTGGCGTCAACCTTCCACAACCCGTACCACAGTTTAGTTTGTCCCTTTGGCTTCAAGGTGATATATCTCAAAGACTCTTTAGAGTTCATTGTACGGCCTTGTACTCCCATGAAGTTTCCGCTTCGATCAAAGAACGGAATGACAATTCGGGGATCTTCTCTGCGTGTATTAGGAAAGTATTCAGGATCAATCTTCTTTCCCACCTTGGTAAAGTCATGTGCGTACATGAGTTCGGCAAGACACGATTCAGGAAGACCTCTACCTAACACATACCTAACTGCTTCGTGATTTTCGCTTAACTCAACAAGTCTAGGCAAACCATCAAGCGGATTTACCTTTCGGACTTTAGGCTTTTGTGTCTTTGGTGGTACGGGTTCGGATGATTCAACTACTCCATTCTTTTCCTTGAAGCATTCCAAAGCATACTCCTTGGCAAGAGATGGAGCAACTTGTTTTAGTACAGCATGGACACCACACGATACCCCACAGTTGTGACACTTATACACCCATCTGTCTTTGAAAGGAAAGAAGTATCCACGAGCCTTGGACTTGTGCTTGTCTGAGTCTCCACAGAATGGACATCTACAGTTTGCTAGGGTTTCTTTCTTCCATGCAAATCGTTCAAGGGAACTAGAGATGTATCCGATGTACTTTTTATCTACGAAACTCATGGTAATGCTCAAAAAGGCTTATGTTGACAGCGTTTTCGGGGACCTGTGAAACGCGAGAGCGAGGTTCAAATCTTCCATTTCTCGAACTTTTTACCCTCAAACTTGCGACTGTATGACTTGCCATCGTAGCCAGATCCGTATCCGCGAGGTTCGTCATCGTCATCATCGTCAGAAACCTGTCCAGTATCAACCAACGAGCCTTGTGCTGACTGTTCAACATCATAGAACTTCATCTTACCGCGATCTACACCCATAACGAACTTCTTATTGGTGTTCTCATCTCCATATCGGTTCTTTAGTTGCTTGACTAGTACCTGATTCAGAGAGTCTAGTTGCTCAGTACGAATAACTGCAAACATAAAATCGGCAGTTGCTGGCAAACCAAAGGATTCTGAGGTGTTTTCGAGTCCAACATCGCTGTTGTTGAACCCACCGCGATTGGTCTGCGTTGCTGAGAAGATGGGAACATCGTATTCAACTGCTAGTCCTCGCAATTCCTCTGCAATCGCCTTGATGTAAACATAGGTGTTCACATTAGCATTCATCTTGACGCGAGAACTGGCGCAGATGTTCAAGTAGTCAACGAAGATGATATCAGGCACAAACTTCTTCTTGATCTTGAGTTCGTGCAGCAAATGACGAAAGTGAGCAACCGTCGCGGTGGCAGTAGGATACTCCTTGATAATCAGATTACCCCTTACCGCTCCAACTGCTCTGACTAGCCGCTTATCGTATGTTTCTTTAGGTAAGTCTTTCAATTCATCTAGTGGAGTATCCATTAGATTTGCGTCAATGCGCTCTGCAATACGCTCTTCTGCCATCTCGCAAGTAATATACAGCACATTCTTGTTTGCTGAGAGACAAGATGCCGCATGATGACACATGAACATGGACTTACCAACACCTGTTCCTGCCATCACAATGTTGAGCGTCTTGCGCGGTACTCCACCCTTGGTGATCTTGTTGAAGAACTCCAAATCAAACGGCATCTTCTCTTCGACACGATGGTAAAACTCATATCGTTTATCAGCATCTGTCATGTAGTCGTGACCAACGGCTGTATCGAAAGAAACTGCAAGAGCATCAGACAGCAACTGTGGGATGGAGTTCTTAGTGAAGTTCTTGTCTTTGCCGTCTAGAATTTGGATTGATGCAAGCACAGCATTGTAAACCGCCTTGTCTTTGCAGAACTTCTCTGCAGTATCAATCAACCACTTTAAATCCGTGTCTTGGTCTAACCCAAATACCTCGTTGATAAGAGCAACACATTGCTTGTGTTCATCTCCATTCAGACGAGAATCGTCCAAACAGATAACCAACGCTTCTTTGGTTGGTTGGGCATTATAGGTGTCTACAAAGTTCTTGATACACCGATAGACCACCTGCTCTGGCTTAGTACTAAAGTATTCCTCTCGTATGAAAGGAAGCACAGCACGAACAAACTCCTCTTTTGTTGCCAATGCACCTAGTATGATCTTTTCAGTTTGCAAGGTATCCTAACTCATTCTGCGACAGGATTGGAATTGAATCAGCACTATGATTCAAGTTGTATTCCATGATGTCTGCAAGTATGTCACCGATATACTGCAAGAATCGTTGTGCGTCAACGGTCTTGAGTGCGCCTGGGTTTTCAACAATATAGTACTCGAAACTCAGACGAACGCAATCATCTTCTTCCAAAAGCCTTGTACGACCATAGTGATAAACCACGCCCGACCACTCTCCATTTTCAAGACGAATGGGAGTGAAAGGCGCCATCTTATTCAGTAAGATGGCATACTGCTTTCCATTTACTTCACGGATGATTTCAGATTGGTTCGCTCTTAGGTGCGGGTTGCTTGTCTTCTCCGTCCAGTTGTTCTCGAAGTAGTCGGGGAGTTGATCCCTCTCCGTCAGATACTCCGTCAGAGTCTCTTTCCACAGAAGAACCGTACTTGAAATGTAACGCCACCATCTTTTCCAAATCATCCATTACCTCTTTCGTGAAGTACTTCTCAGGATTCTCATTAATGTTCTTCTCAAAGGCTTTGCTTCCATCAGGCAACTCAATACGAGTGGAAACCTTCTTGAAGATACCAAACTCTAACGCCAGGTCTAGCAAACCGTAGTACGGATTCAATCCGCTATCGTAAGACACAAGCACATCTACCTTGGAATTCTCTTTGGTTAGGCGGGACTTGTATAGTTTGCAATGAATGATATTGCCAGTCACCGTATTGTCGGCGTCCTTTACCTTCTTCTTGCTGAGATAGACAATGGTTGATGCCGCGTACTTCAATCCGCTGCCGCCCCCCATTTCCTTTGTAGGAATGTACGCCCCAACCACATCGTAGGTGTGGTTGGTCATAATGAGAGGAATACCTGCGGCGCCTAACTTGAGCGTCAAGGTTCTGAAAGTTGCCTTAACAACCTGTGCGCGGGTCATGTCTCGCACATCCTTACCCGATGCAGTATCTTCTACCTCTTTCTTGGTGGAAAGCATTCCAAGAGAATCTAGCACCATCATCATGGGACGCTGATTTGACTTAGGCAAAGAACGATAGTTGTCTACAATCTGAATCGCCTGGTGTCGGAATTCTTCCACAGTTCCAACAGGAAATACTGCAACTCTCTTAGGATCAACACCTCTACTGGTGAACATATCCGTAGTTACTGCTTGCTCAGAATCAAAGTACAAAACAACACCATCAGGATTGTCTGCTAGAAACTTTGAAACGATACCAAGAGTAAAGAAGGTTTTGCCTGTAGCAGATTCGCCAGCAAGAGCAATGATCTTGTTGTCGGCAATACCTCCGTAGAGACTGCCGCTTAGAAGCGCATTGAACGCATACGAACCAGTATCAAGAAATCCGCTGATCTCTCCGCTGAGGCCTTCGTCAATCACTCCAGCCAGTTCATTGCCAGAGAGTTTCACCATGTTTCTCAGAAAGTCATTACCATTTTGCTTTGCAGTACTCATACCGTGTCTCCTGTCCTTTTAAGTTCTTGAATGCTAAGTTTCAAACGCACACCGCGCTCTATTTCCTGATCGAAACGATCTACACTCATGGTCTTTGAGTTCATTAACTCTTTGATGAGTGCTTGGTTCGTTTCAAGTGCAGACTCTAGAGTATGTAGAACACATTCGTATCCGTTCTGTGTTAAATGAATGCATCGTGTAGGATACTCCTGCCACGCTTTTGCCCATTCAAAATTTGATCCCATGTCTTTCACATTAGTTCCTCATCCGAATAGACTCTCTAGTGTTGCTTTGCGTTCGTGACTCCATCCGACAGTTTCTAAGATGGTCTTGAGAGGTTCCAAGAACGCCTTATCGAACTGGGTATCATAGTCGATGAATCGCTCAAGGTCAAGTTCTTTGGGAAGATAGTCGGGGAATGCAATCACATTCTCCCCAACGGGATTAGGCACACGCAGATGGATATACTTGATCTTGTCGTAATTGGCGATTGACTTGTACTTGCGTGTAAGTTTGAGTTGCTTGATGGCATGATTCCACACCAATGATGCCCGAACTTGAAGCGGTGTAGACTTCTTGTATAGAGTGGCTGAGTCTGCGTACTTGTCCATACCCTTCACCCCGCGAGGGAACGCAATTGCTTGCGGAGGCATCTGATTGAACTCGGCGCGGAACGATTCGATGTGCTGAATCACGGTTTCCTGATCGGTTGTAAGGATCAAATTGATTGCCTTGGTAAGCGCATCGCGCACAACCTGTGGAGTAGACGAGCGAGTAGTTTCGATACCCATGATCTTGAGAGCAGGCTTGGCGTAACGCACACCCTCAGAGTCATGCACATTCAGAATGTAACGCTTCTTGGCAGTCCAAATACCTGCGTCAGCGATCACCTCGCGCTTCATCACCATCTTGTTTGAGTAGGCATTCATGTACCGTGCCAGAGAGTCGTACTGAGACTCAATATACGGTTCAATCTTGTCTTCCACGCACTTGTGCAGGAAGTTCACAATCTTGGTGTGGTCTGCTCCGTTTGGAAACACCCGCTTCACAAGCGCACCCATACGCAGATACACGGAGTCTGTGTCTGAGGCAACCACATAGTCAACGCCTGTGGTTTTCAGCAAGTCATTCATGTACTGATTCAGCGCGTTCTCAATCCACCGAATGCTGAGTTGCCCCGAAAGCGTAATCGCTTCTGCTTGCCTGATGTCAAAGAAGCGGAAGTACTCGTTACCAAGTGCGCCGTAAGCGGAGTTCAGCGCGATCTTGAGTGCCATTTGCTTGGTGGAGTAGTACGCAATCTTGTTCTCTGCTTCTCGTTTTGCGGCAGGATCGGTCAGCGTTTCCTTGTGCTTCTTGGCAGCAATCATACCCGCCTTTGCTGCCTTGCGATCCTCGTACATACGATCCATCAGCGCAGGCAAGAATCCCTGCTTGTCCTTGCGGAAGCATTGTCCGTTTGCCGCCATGGCGTATCCAAGACCAGGCAGATGCGAGGTGTCTACCTTGCGAACAAGCAGATCGTCTACCGTGCTTGCCTTGCTCATCCCGATGTGGTTCACAATGGTATCGGGCGAGATGTTGTACTGCATGATAAGGTGCGGATACAGCGAGTTCAAGTCAAGCGATACCACCCAATCGTGTCTACCAAGCAGAGGAGTCTTCACATACGCGCCAGCGTACTGGAAGTCTTTGCGCGAATCCTTCTTCATGGGAATCACAGTCTTGTTGTCCATCAGGTACGAATGGATAAGGCAGTCCCATGTACGCACCTGAGAGAACACATCTTCGTAGTTGCACTTGGCAAGATACGCAATCGACAGTTGCAGTTCGATTAGTTTCAGTTTGTCGTCCAGGCGCCGTACAAGCGCAACATCCTTGATGTTGTACTCTACGAATCGCTTAAAGTTCTGCTTGTAGAAGTCTGACATGGAGCCAAACTCCTCATACGACAATTTGCGTTCACCTAGTTCCACAAAGGCGATATGATCAAGTTTGTAACTCTCTTGGGTTACAAAGGTGTACTGCTTGTACAACTCAAAGTAGTCAAGTGATGAGATGCCCACCAGTTCGTAGCAGATAGTCTCGCGCTGCTTGATAACAACGCGCTTCTCTTTCACTTTACGCCACGGTGACAACCGCAGCACATCGCGCTCGCCGAGGACACGAACAATACGATTATGCAGATACGGCAGATCAAAGAATCGTGTGTTCCATCCCGTGATTACATCGGGTGGATTCTGCTCCCAATACTCCAAGAATGCCTCGAGCAGGTCTTGCTCTCGCGTGAAAGTATGAAGTTCCACGGGAGCGTCTGTGTCCAAATCACCAGGCACATCTCCAAGCGCCCAACAATGGTAGCGATCCTTGCGCCACAAGGTGATGACATTAATCTCTTCGTTTGGGTCTTCAGGTAGAGGAAACCCTGACTCACAGGTGGTTTCGATGTCGATTACAACAACATCAATGTGATCCATCGACCACGGAATGTCGTCTTTCCAATGCTGGCGAGTGTAGTCGTAGGCAAACTGATACTGGTACTGCGTGTTTCCGAAAATCTCGAAACCCTGCACACCCTCGTACTGATCCAAGAACTCCCTGCAATCACGCACGGTGCCTGGTAGCACAGGCTCAACCCGCTTGCCGTCCACGGTGCGATACTGAGCGCCTGGTTTATTGCTAGGCACCCAAAGCGTTGGTTGGTATTCTTGTGTCTCAGTAAAGCGCAATCCTGTTGCGGAGTCTACACCGCGCAACAGGATGCGATTGCCAAGCAGAGAAATGTTGGTGTAGTACTTGCTCATACTTCATAAGCATAGCACATAAACCGTACTATGCAAGTCACTTCATCGCTTTCTTCACCTTGTTCCAATACTTGGTTGTCGCTGCTTTCTTGTGTCCTCGCGGGCCGCCATTGTGAATGCGGGCAAGAGTTTCATCTGAAGCATTGGCAGGAGCGTACCGATCCATGTACGCTATCACGATGCGGCGAGCGTACTCAGGATCACGGCAGTCCTCGTAGCAACCACCGATGCTCGGATCGTGCTGTACTGCATCTTGCCAGTACACACGCCAAATCTGAAACACTCCAATGGCCTTGCCGCCGTCGCCGACTACATTGGGATTGTTACCTGATTCCACCGTTGCGATGGCGTCGAGCAACCGTTCTGACGGCGGCGCGGCATTAGCAGAGCAAACAATGACGGAGATGCTGGCAGCAACCAATAGCAGAGAGCGAATCATGTAGGTAGTATACTACCTGAATCAGTAGAGTCAAGCCAGATTCTAAATGCCATTTCATTTATTTTGTTGAGTCTTCGTGAGTTCTTTTCATCAAAGCAGGCCAATTGGCTGTATCGTAATTGCCTGTGTCTACCGCTATGAAACTATTTGGCAACAGACCCTCTGAATATAGGTCCGTTAAGAACTTCTGTTCATTTACATTACTGTTAGGGTGATCGTAAAGAAGGTTATCATTACAAACAGATGAAACATAGTTTGGAAAGTGTTCCTTATAGACAGACATCGCCGCCACTACTCCTTCGCGTGTTCCACCAAATAATCCAGCAGCAATGCGGCCGCCCGACCACATAAACAAGCATTCACCTGGCCTATTTATCATCGTGTCGTGCATATTGGTGTAATATGATCCACTTGCTATTTGTAGGATATCATCTACAGATTTACCACTTTGCAGTCCACCAGAAGTTGCATTGCTAGTCCACATAGCAGTATCAATCCAATACACTTGATCTGTGTTGCACTCTAAAGCACTATCTAATAACAGATTTGGTTTTTCACAGGTTACTATAGTGTAGTATGGTGTTTGAACTTCTCGGGCGCAAATCGCTGTGTTAAATATACCCGTGTTGTGTTGTTTTTGCAAAAATCTTTCATGTGGTATCAATGCTGACGAATCTAAATCATAGTACTTAATTTTAGCGGTGTTCCATACCTCTTGAACAGATAGTCTGCAATCTACAGTCGGAAACACCCTATGTGGATCAGAAATGAATTGGTTTTCCTCCATTCGCAATATGTGTTCAGTATATGGGTCTGTCCATAACACAAGATCACAGTTTGCTTCTTTCGCAATCTTGCCGAGACACATCAATCCAAAATTCCAACCATTTATAGAACCCCGTCCGTAAATAGGATTCGCTGTTTTTCCGGCTGTAGATAGTCTATAGTCGCCAATAGTTATCATGCCAGATTCTCTATAGGTTGGCAACAACCAAATAGCACTAACAATTGTTCCTTGTTTTTGGTTCATATTCATATAAGTATATCTCTCTTTCCGAATAGGATATCTTCTTGAGATAGTTTACAATCGTGGTAATGCTTTTCAACAACATCAATCTGTACAAAACCAACAGAGTTCAAATACTCAACAACATCTTTTTGTGTAGGACATCCAATGTTGTATTGATTGACATCAGTTTCAACTAGAACAAGTTTTGCGCTTTTCAGTACAGCATTACATCCCTTTAAAATATCTAGTTCACTTCCTTGAGTATCGAGTTTTATCATATCAAATGCAACTGTATCTGCGCGATGTGCTGTAAGAATAGCGTCCATAGTATCAGTATCAACCAGTTCTACAGTCACATTATCTTCTGAAAAATAATGAGTGTTTTCAAGATACAACGAGTTTCCACTACATCTCGGTTCATTTGTCCTTTTGTAAAACTTGCGTGTATCTTTTTTATCAGATGGACAAGCAATGATGTAATTCAATCCAACATTCTGCAATGAAAATTCACATTCTCTATTTGCTTCTATGCATAGGATGTATATGTTGGGATGCTGCGTTAAAACTTCGAGGGCAAACTGTCCTACATTTGCTCCTATGTCAAGAACACTTTTGATGTTGTAGAGATCAATATAACTGTGGTTCATTTTACATTCTCATTTACTAGCGGCTCCAGTAAGTATACTACAGAAATCAGAAGAGGCGAGTCATGCTGATATCAATCTTCTACTAGACGGTTAAAGTAGCCCATCACCGCCGCAGTACCGGGGCCCATGTAATCGTCGTTTGCTATCTCCATTTCAAACGAATCCGACCAAAAAAAACTCAAATCAGAAGTTTGTTCAATATCTCGTCCCTGAAAAATACGACTTGCAATGTCTGTGTATTCTACAAAAGGAAGTTTCGGATATGCAACGAATCTATTTCCCTCTTTGTTAAAGATCCAACGATGGTGAATCCACCCAAAATACGATCCTTCATGCCTAGTCATCTCTTTGAATTTTGATGGAACCGCAATATAGCCCCCATTAGCAATCTTGGGTAACAATTCACACACTAAGCCTGGATTACAAATGTCCTCTAATGTATGAGTACATATTGCGAAATCATATTTCCCATTTTTATCCACATCATCTAATATCTTGCTCCATAGTTCATAGGAACAAATGTTTCCCAAAAATGAAATTAGATTGCTATTCGGATGCTGATTTATATCAGCATAGTGCGTTATGAAGGGAGATGACCACCCATACCCCGATGCACCAATGTCTATGACTCTTTTGTGTTTTGACTGTGAAAGATATTCATAGACCTCGCTTACATATCCATTGCCATACTTAAAGTTGTGTATCATGTGTTTCTCTCCTTTGCGAGTCTCGCAGACCACTGCCTAGTGATTCTAATAGTTCTCATCGTGTCTCCAACTGCCTAATGTTGCAGGCTTCTGTAAGTTTGATTGTTTCTTCTCCCCATGGACCATTGTCGTGTATGACATACGCGGAGGCATCTATACCAATTGGATTTCCAAGGTGATCTAAAACAGTCTTGTCTTTAGATAGATGGGTGCTGAAGAATAGTCTCTGATCCTCATCAAGCACTATGTCTGCTTTCTTAAGCAAATACAGAGTTGCCCAAATACCCTGATCGTCCCCAGCGAAGGAGACATTAGGATCATCAGAATCAACCGCATACTGCAATGCAGAGATGATTGCAGTTGTTTTTCCTATCATGCATCCCGAATTCAAGTATTTGTATGAAGTAGAGGCTCCTATAGTTTCATACAGATGATTGTATGGTGTAGGCGGCCACAACCCCTTTTCTGCACACATCACAATGTCGTGTCCGTATTTCAAATACTCATCAAGCATCCCATCTACATTCTTGGTAAAGTTAGTGTCGGTTGCATCTAAAAACAAAGTGTACTCGTATTTCGATTGGATTTCAGTCAGGTACTCTAGATGCTTGTGTATCTTATACCATCGAAGTTTAGACATAAGAGACTCGTAGACATTATTTGACCATGAGCATGGTGGAGAAACCCCATCACTATTGTAGCGTTGAACATGGATATCCGTTTGATATAGTCCCCTCTCAATACCAGTTTTGCAAAAACTAGGTTCATAGGTGGATGGATAATCGAACAAAACTGTAGTGATAAGTAAACTCATGTTCATCAAAACCTCAGTAGTCCTTCCGGCCGTGACGCGGGTGTAAACTTGTAATAGTCGTTCATAATTCTGAGGGGTATTAGAGAAGTTTTCATACCTGCAACCACAGTAGACATTCCTATCTCAACCCCCTCTGCAAATGCCCATATGTTCTCTGCTTGACTTTTATTGAAAAGTTCCATCCAGTTTGCACAGAACACAGACAACTTATCGTTATTCGCAAAAATCATATACTGTTCATTGCAAACATCACCAGCATCATATCTGTCTGTTTCCATTAACCCATAGGCCGGTATCTTATGCCTCCAAAAACACCAATACGATGCTTCTGGTTGTTTTCCCGCACCAATACCATGCGGTCTTTCAAAGAGAAAGTCTATGTTCTCCGTCTTCATCAGATTCAATACACGAAGATTGGTCGATGTTTAACATTGTAGTTAAACTGATCTGTGTAATATCCATCTGGCATATTGAACAACCTGTAATCCGGCTCAATGATGTCAAAATGTATCTTCGGACTGATCTTATCTAAGTCTATGCCTTCTAGTGAAGATTCATCCGTAGTTATCACAGAACACTTGTGATTGGAATACTTAGAAACCTTATCATGGAACAACAAAGCGGACGAGAGATACGTTTTACCTATGGCTACTGTGCAGTATGTGTATGTTAGTGCAGTCATCAACCGCCTCCTTTTCTCTTACAAACCCACACAGCATTTGAAAACTCTTCATGCATGAAAGAAACAAGATTTTGTGCGATACAGGTTTCGGAAATATCATCATCAGTAATCTCACACCAGTTCCACAACTTGCCATTTATCTGTGTATCAAACACATCTATGTTGGGAGCATAATCATGCGCAAGTATGATATCTCCAGGCTTCAAATGTTTTGCAGCACTATTAAACTCATGTTTCTTACTACCACCATCACACAACACAACAGTCGTTCCTTCTTGCTTGATGAAATCAATAGACTCTTGGCATATACCGCTTTCTAATACACCATTCTCCCATATAGACTTGGTTCTATAATCTGCAACTCCTTTAGCCTGCAAATCATCAAACCATGAATGTCGGGTAATGTCATATGTAACTATATCAAGAGGAAGGTCTATTTCTTGAGATATCTGTCTGAAGAATTCTGTTAGGCCTCCCAAAGCGGTTCCTATTTCTAGAATTCGCTTTGGTCTAACAGACTCTAACAAATTTGCAAATGCCAAGGGAGCATATTGATTTTGCTGTGCAGCAAGACCGTTTATAGTCATCAATCCTTGGTTTTCGTTTAGATTAGGTCCTACAATAGTGTATTTGTCAATGTTCATTGCTATCCTTTCTTATAAGTTTTCTTTCCTCTGCTTACCATCATAGTGAAATGCTCTATTATGGTTGATAGGACTGCTTAGTAGACAACCTGCTCGGATCTTTCCTTCAGATATCAGTTGATGTACATGACTCATCCATGTTTGCTCATATGGGTATGCCCATTTGGTATCTAGAAACACCTTGCGATTGCCTTCTTTGTTGAACATTACAGGCCAATTACAATAGTGAAAGTCCCCAACGGCATACGACAATCCATCTACAGAACCAGTATGAGTTATCTTGGTTTTATTACAAACTCCTGCGATCTGTGGGCCTGGAAAGTACTGCTCTTTCTTGTCAGATGGAAGATTGTGCCAAGACCAATTAAGATGGTTGTCTCCAAAGAATTCTGTAAAACACAATTTCAGATAGTCAAGAGATTCCTTTTCCATGATGCTCATACACTTATGAAACAATCTAGAATCGTATCGTATCATTCCGTTCCTACACGGCTCTTCTTCCTTGCCACAAAGCATCATATCATCTTCAAAGAAGACCATATACTGATGATCAGATTCTTCAAACATTTCTGCAGCAAGTTGTCTAGCACCACATATTCCTAGATTCTCTGGCTTTCTTATCTCCCGAAACGAATGCTTTTTGTAAAGTGCAGAGAACTCGTCATCGGTTGACATATCTGTAGAATTGTTGATTACATACTTGGAAGCGTGTCTGAAAGTAGAGTCGTGGTTGCGCGTGGAATCCAACCAAAGCCTGTACTGTGCAGGAATGTTAAAGCACACAGAGTATATACCAAGTTTACTGTCGGTTCTACTCTCTTTTGGTTTCTTGAGAATACTATCGATCCAAGGCGCTATGAGTCCATTCTCTTCAATCATCTCATATCTGCACAGATCTGGGTGATTGTATGTTAGCAGAGTAAAAATGCTTTCCTCTGTACCCATCAGTCCTCTACCAAGACTATCAGTCAAGTAAGAATAGTACAGGCCATTCAACTTGTTGATACTATCTTTGGTGCCTCCAAACAACCCACCCCTAGCAACCCTACTAACAACTGTTCCTCTGGCGAAATCATTCATGGCAAGTGCATCAAACCCATGTATTTCCCCGTCCGCTTTGTACGGGAAACACAGAAACAAAGCAGCACCGTCCATGTACTTTACTACTTCACTTTCAAACTTAGCACCAAGTAGACTGTCATGTACTGTGTTGACTATACCTCCATCAATCCACAGAAAATACTTGGTGTTGTATGGGTTGAAAAGCGTTGCGTCATTCAACCAAAACATCTTGGACATCACCAATGGATTGTACAGATCCAATCTTGCTTGAGTACTTTCCGACAACCATCCCTTTTGGTTATACCAGGCAGGATTGGTACGGATATCCTGAATCTGTTTGTAGAACGGCATCTTCGTTCGTAGATCATCTGCAGTAACAAACTTCAGAGTAGTGTTGCTTCTGTCTCTATGCTGCCACACAAACTCTTCTAGATCAGGACTAATGTAAAGAAACATCGGGCAAGTAACCGATTTCAGTAACTTCCCGAATGTTTCTTTGTAGTGATCAAATGAGCGGGAGAAAGATGTTCCCATCTCTCCACGCCCAATATTAATCAATCCGCTTACTATAGTAAGTGTACTCATGTGAGATTACTTAGTAACCAAATGAAAGTGGAATCTCTACTTTGTTTAACCACCCCTTAGACTTACTATAAGGCCATAGTATGAATTTAGATGGAGATGCTTCTTTATCGCATGTAAATGATATGGCAAATTTAGTGTACCCTTCTCGGAGAGAATCCGTTGGGGTTATACTTCTATCCCACATAAAAGGTTTAGTAGTAGGATTGAAGTCTTCTCTCCACAGAGTATCATTCTGTTCGTTGTGAACAGCACACACTACAAAATCTAAATCAGTTGCTTGATGAAATTGTTTCTCATCCCACCGCAGTAGAGATGCATGACGAACCTTGTTGTCAGGCAAAATCTCGCATCTTTTCTTAAAGTCGAGTTGTGCGTACTCTTCGTATTGCTGAAGAGTTCTTTCTTTACCCTTACCATATTTGCCAAATACGATATTTGGATCGTAATCCATTTCAAACAGTACACGATTTCTGTGGTGACAGATGTTGTTTCTGTCTACCCAGTTTAGACCATCAACAAGTTTTTCTTTGTTTTCGTCTACATGATCTACCCAATGCTTGTGGGTTCTGTACTCTCGGGTGTATTCGTGCCATATCACATTACGATGTGGCGTAAACAGATCATATCCGTGTGTATAGCATCTCATCGCCAGCGAAATTTCTTCACCGTGAAAGTAGTAATTTGGATCATGTGGAACTTCTCTCACCATATCACCAAGGGTAAAAGCAAAATGTGCAGAAAAGAATCTACACGGAATGGGAGAGGTTAATTCAGCAAACTTTTTACCATTACCCGCCCAAAAGGTTGTACCATCAATGTAATGTGGTTTAAAGAACACGCACCCCTCTGGAGTAAATCTATCAAATTCCAAGTACAGGGCATGATTCTTCTCCAACATATCATCGTGTTGTCTTCCTCTGTGTTGCTCCGGGTTAAACGGAGTAACATATGAAGTTAGCAAAGGTTTGCGATGACCCTTTGCTTGTAACTCTTTAATCCACCCAATCAGAGTCTCGTCCCAATCTTGTGCAAATCGGTGATGAGAATCCAGTTGAAGAGTGTATTCTTCGCCATCATACAGTTGTTCTTGAATAGAATTACGGGCCCAACATGCTCCCTTACTTTGATTCCATGGCACATCAATGATCTTAAACCGGGGATCGTTTTTGAACTCTGCTAGTTCTGCGTCCCAAGGATCCGTTGGTTCATGTTGCCAACAAATTCCAAACCGCAGGCGTTCAGGATGCTTGGCCTTGTCTAAGCAATCCTTGATGGTTGGAACCAGTTCAGGATCCCGATACGCTGCAATCTGAATAAAAATACGGTTATCGTTTTCCATTTTCTTTGTCATTGTTTTGATCTCTCTTTCTCTTTCAAGTAAGCACTCAACAGTACCATGTAGTTGATTACATCAACACAAGTATCCATAAAACTCTCATCGGAAACATGAAGTTTGCCAGACTCTACAAACGAACTAAGTCTACTCATCTTATCGGTAAGACGAACCAAGAACCCCTGCTCGGTGGAGCAGATGCCCATTGATTCTACTCTTGTGAAATTTGCGAACGGTTCTAGTCCGTCATTGCCTGCGTAGTCTCTGTTCTTCGCATCCATAAGTGTGCGGCCAGAGTCGCAGATTGATTTGTGCCATGCCAAAAGTTCATCACGGGTCATAATGTATTACACTCCTGTTGATCCAAACCCACCTGAACGATCTGTGGTTTGGTTGGGTCTAGTATGTATCTGTTCAATAGGTAATCGAATCGTGTTTACTAGATCACCCTGACAAATTCTTTCGCCATGTTTAACTGTAACAAAGGCGCTTGATGCGTTCCTGACCATCAGGAACAACTCATCAAAGTAGTCTGCATCAATTATTCCTTCTCCATTCGGTAAGATCAGTCCGCGCTTTAACGCAACACCGGATCGCATATGCACACGAACAGAATATCCAACAGGGATTTTCGCAATTAGTCCAGTTGGAATCAGTACAGTAGTTTGCGGGGGAATGGTCAGATCAGAACTGACTCTGAGCATATCGCTCATAGTGTTCTGCGGATCGACAGATTTAATCGTTCTGAGATGCCCAGTATCATCTACAAGATGTGCCGTCAAATCAAAGCAAGCAGAATGCTCGGTTGCATAAGTGGGAAGCGGGGCATTCGCGTATAATTGATAAAAGCCAAACTGCATCATGTCTCCATTACTTAGAGGGAATAGGAATCAACTCATTCAATGCTTGTACATGAGTCGGAACAAGTGGACGATCAGTAAGAGTTTGCCACTTGTTTTCGCTTTGTCTCAGAGCGGACTGGATGAACATTGGAACTGGAGCAGCAATTACTTTGAACTTAGACTGTGCTGCTGCAAAGCCATTGTCCATAGGAATCTGCTTAGAATATAGACACATGTGCGCTATATCTGCTGCGTAATTCTTGTATCTATCGGACACATAGAGTACTGCGTGTGCTGCAAGCATACCAAAGATTCTATACCATCCATTGTTCAAGTCAACGATTGCTTGCTTTTGATTTCCATGAGAAATCCCAAGATACACGGCATCAGTATCGTCTGGCACTTCTATGCTCGGAACAAATGCTTCAGTTGCAAGCGCATCATCTTCTAACACAAGAACAGGCGCCTTGTTGATTGATAACAAGGCGTCAATGTGCGCTTGTCCGCATCCCATGAAATGTGTACCGAATGCCTTGAGTTTTGCGGGAGACATAGACTTGGGAGGAGGAATGATCCTGCCAGGGATTCGCATATGAGATGTGAATCCCAAGCGATCAAATTGATCGGTCATCTGCTTGGCGTTAAGGGTCGCTCGGTCTAGATTAATCCATCTAGTTTGTACATTACGAAGGTCGATTTTCATGTCACTCTCACTTAGAACTTTTTACCGATATGATACTTGGGAACCAGTTCCCAATCTCCCTTTTCTTTATGCGGAATAATCTTGATTTGCCCAAGACCTGCGGCAACATTTGCAGTCTTCGCGGGGTCAACATTTTTTACAAGTCCCCACTCGTCTAGCAATGTCACAATGGTATTGCGCCTGGCGATATCGGCCTCGGTCAGAGTGGACGGCAGGCCGTCGAGCGCAAACAGTTCCTTAAAGTGTACGATGTAGTATTTGCCCCGCTTGTGTAGAATATGGCAAGACTGATACAGTTTCTTCTCAGTCTTGGAGGAAATCCCAATACGGGTTAAGGTTTCTTTTACCTTTAGGAAATCGTCTGGCTTTGCCAGCGTGATCTCTACTAGTTCTTCAACGGTGATTTTCGGTTGGTATTCCATACATATGCACTCCATGCCAATGAGTATGCCTCATCTTTACAAATATGTAGGAACACGATAACTTAGGCGCCACCTCTATAGGTTGAGCGCACAATGTCTGCGATTTGCTCAGGGGTCAGGACTCGCATGATATCTTTAGCCTTAGCATCAGAGCAACCGTAACGCTCTTTGATAGATGCCAGATTCTGCGCTTCCTCTGCCTTGAACCACTTGCTGAAACGCTTTCTGGCACGAACACTATGGCGCAAGAAATCAAACTGCATCCGCTTACGCAAGGCACCGTACCGATTCATTTCGTTTGCTTGCAGAATGGTATCGGGAAAGTAAGACAGTCCTCTGTTCACCAAGAATGGAATGTACCCCTTCTCGTCATGCTCCTCGTCGCACAGCGGATTCTTGTTTACATTGATGGCGTTCAAGTAGTCGGTTAGTTTAAGCGTCATCTCTCACCACCAATGCAATATGATCCTGATGCACCAAGTCTAGATCGCCGTAATGATTTCCACGATTGGTTGCCAGTTCCCAATATACCGTATCACCAACGCGAACATCCTCAGTTAGATCATTGCCAACTGCAACAACTTCGGCAATGACATAGTGTCCTTTAGTCTTATCGTCCTTAAAGATGATACCACTCTCGGTCTTCTTTTCTTTTCCAAGATCAGTTCGTACCGCAATCCATTTGCCAATTGGTCTAAACGGCATCATTTGAACTCGCACTCCATCATAATCTCAGTCAAGCAAGCAGTCATATTGATCTCTGCATCGGCAACAAATGCTGCCTTGTATTGGTATTCAGCAAGAATCAACACCAGTTTCGGAATGCTAGACGGAGCAAAGCACTCGTACATAGACTCGTAAATCTTGCGGAACAGAGATGCTGAATCTGCATCAGAGTTCTCCACCACCCACTTACGAACCGATGTAAAATCCTTTTGCTTCAAGGCAGAAATGAGTTCCTTGATCTTGATTTCACCAAGTTGGGTCAAGATACCGACATCAATTTTGCCAGACACCGAGTACCGCTGCAACTCATTCAAGATGCGGCGGAAGTCGGGAAAGTGCTTCATAATGAGTTCTACAAGCACCTTGTCATCGTAAGCAACCCCTTCGGCATCCAAGATACCCTTGACACGCTGAAGCATTTGCTTTGCGAGGCCGGGGCGTTCTTTGGTTGGGATCTGAAAGTTAATGCAAGTACACCGCGAGTGTAGCGGTTCAATGATCCTGTTCTTAAAGTTACAAGTCAGAACAAACCTGCAGTTTGCGCTGAACTCTTCCATGAATCCACGCAAAGCAGGCTGTGTGCTTTGAGCGTTGGAGTAGTCAAACTCGTCTAGGATCACAACCTTCTTGTTTCCTGACATGGAAACTGTACTCGCAAAGTTACGAATGCGAGTACGCAGCGTATCAATGTTACCGTCTTCTGAGCAGTTAACAATGATGTAGTCTGCGTCTAGTTCACTACACAGAGCGCGGGCAACTGTAGTCTTTCCGCATCCTGCACCACCTGATAGCAGGAGATTCTGCACCTCCCCTGATTCCACCATATCGGTGAAGGTCTTCTTCATTGCGGACGGAAGAATACAATCCGCGATCACCTTTGGGCGGTACTTCTCCACCCAAAGGTATTCGGTTGCCGTAGCAGTCATATTTACTCCTTAGAGGCAGTACTAGAAGTCGCCTCAAGCGCAACGAAGTAAGTTAGATCCTTACTGCAATGCGAGAACTTGGCTACAATGCTCTTGCTAATATGAACATCGTAGTCGCCCGCCATGAGTTTCAGATTGTCTACCTTCATGTGGATATCAAACTTGGTCTTTGCCTTGTTCTCACCAACAACAATAGAGTAGGTATTGGAACCCTTGTCTGCCTTATCAAGAACAACAACTTCGATCTTGTCCTTTGTTCCGCGCACGGAGATATCACCAACCTGTAACACCGAACTGGCACGCATAATCTCGGCAACATTGTCTGCCGTCAACTTGAACGACACAAGAATATCGGGCATGGTGATGCTCTTCTTGGGCGAAGTCAACAGGCTTGGTTCGCAGTAGTAATAGTTCACGCTCGGAGCGTTCTTGCGAGTAGCATCAGAGACAACAACGGACTTCTCTCCGAAAGTCAGCATTGGTTCCTTGAACAACGAGATCACACCAAGGAACTTGTTCAAGTCCCAAATACCAAACTCAACATCAAAGGTTTCGTCAACTGTTGCCTCCGCCATAACATTCTTCACGGGAGTCACCGTAGCAATAGTGTTGCCAGGACGGATGAGAATGTTAGAGTTCAGAGAAGCGAAGTTCTTGAGAACAGCAAGAGTTTCTTGAGATAGTTTCATACCAGTTTCATTTTCAGTAGCAGTAGCAGTCATTATGTCTCCATTCTGTAGGGGTTCGTATAGTATACTTTCACTTTGATTTCTTGCAACCACAACCTTTGGGTTTTGGGGGATTTGGTGGTGCAGAGTTTATCTGCCTGGCCTTAGGATCGATTGGTTGCCGAGGCGTCTGCCGTGCTGCTCCCCCGGTCCGGGTTGGTCTATTAACTCTTCTCATCTGTTTGCTTGATCGTTAGGTCAACTTGCCTTTCGATCTGCTCCTTTCGGCTAAAGTCGTATCGCATTCTTCTTTCTACGCTTTCATCTGCACTAGGAGTGTAGTTGCTAAATCCAGGCATATTAAGAGGACACACCACTTTAGGAAAGTCTAGTTTGGTGTAGTCATCTGGCTGCTTTGCATTTAGCCATGTTGCTTTTCTATCTCCGCACCCACACTCACCGCAGTAGTATCTACCTTCTTCTGCGCTACTGTCGCGTCTAAATGGACAGGGGGCAATTCCGCGTTCGGGATCGCCATGACAAGAAACCAATCTAGTTTTCTTGATATCTTCGGTGCATCGTTTATCTTGCGTAATTCCGCGAGAAGCGTATGCTTCAACAGCACTCTTTACTTTGTTCAGTAAAGACGGTGGATGCTGTGGTCCTGGAGTTGATACTGGAGTTGGTACTGGTAATGCAGCAGGTGTTCTAGCATTTGGTGATTTAGACCACCCACCAGTAGCAATAATTTTCTTACCGTTGTTTGGTGCGCTCATCTCGGTACTCCTCAAATGAATCGTCTTCGTATCTCTCAATGTCAGAAGATGCTTCTCGCATTTTTTGCTTCTGCGAATGTCGGTCGCCGCGCTTTTGCTTTTTCTTTATGCCGCGATCCTTATGAAAGCGTTCAAACGAACCAGTTTCATCCCAATTGTTCCATTCTCTGCTCATTCAAAACTCCGATACAACTTCAACTAGATTCTTCATCTTATGCTCCATCAAATACGAGAGGATATTTCCCCTGCGCGTAGGAGTGGAGTCTGCGTACTTTTGCAGAATGGATTTCTCCAACTCCACAGGTATGTATCTGAAGTCAACCATACATCGGTTACGATCCCAATTTCTTTTCACTTTATCTGGCATGTTTGCACCAACATCAAAGGTATTACCCAGTACCACAAGATTTTCGTGGATCGCTTCCGCCTTCTTTGACGTGAGAGGAGTCTGACGCTTTCCGTCTGTGACGAAGCAATCGTCATCAGATAGAACATTAGGCACACCATCGCTTGAGTCTCCACCCAAGATATGCTCAATCAAGAACTCGGTAGGTTCCTTGCACGGCACAAATCCCTTGGTCATGGGACTCCATTGCCGAACATTTGGATAAATCTGCAACTGCTTAAAGTCTTTATCGCTAGAGACAATCACGATCTGTTCTTTTGCAGAAAAGTGTTTGGTCAAAGTTGCAATCACATCGTCTGCTTCTGCTCCAGTAACCCGCATGTGACGATACGGAAACACATCACGAATCTCTTCGCGGATACCGTCAATCATTCCGTAAATCGCCTTCCAATCCACATCAGAGGCAGCCTTTGCTTTGTTTCTGTTCTGCTTATACTGAGGGAATACAGAGTTACGCCAGCACTTACCACCCTCATGGCACAGGACAATCTCACCGGCATCGCGGAACTTCTGTCGATATGTACGATAGATGTTCAACACCGTATGTCGTAGAAGGTCTTCTGAAAACTGAGAAGCATCGCCCTTAGTAAGGGCGAACAGGCTTCCCAACAGTACTTGGTTGTTGTCAATCAGAATCATTAGTAGGCTCCAACGAGAACACAGTTCTCGTTGATTCTTCCGCTCATCTTTGTGGGTTTAGTCTTAATAGAGTTCAAAGCGGTTTGCACAGAGCGAACACCAGTAAGTTTACTCAGCACATCCTTTGGTTTGCGGAGTTTCTTAGTAACAGACTTATCCTCATCGTAGTTGATAACGGTGGTTCCCTTTACGCTGAGTCCACGCGGATCTTTAGCAAAGAGTACAGTTAGTGTACGGTACTTCTCGTTAAACACAACCACCATTTCGCTGCCAACAATCTTTTCAGGAGAAATACTCTTGATGCCGTAATCTTTCGACTCGGACAAGTACTTCAGTTTCTTGGTGATCTGGCTAGGACTCTTCTCTTTCTTCTTACGAGGCTTGCGTTCGGATCTCTTCTCGTCTGCAAATGTACGGAAAGCGTTGGCGGTTTCAGATAGAACCTGTATGAGTTTCTTGAAACGCGGTCTAGTCAGGAACGAGTATCCTTCTACCAGTTGCTCGTCTTTGCCAGCATATGCAAGTGCCATCTCTTGTAGATAAGTTGTCTCAATGTAAGTGGCAATTTTACCACAATGCATAGGCTTAACACCCCTAGTTGTTGCCCATCCAACAGGGTCAAACTTTATCTCGCCCTTGCTTGCACACGCGGTTACAGCCGCGTCCACAAGCATATCAATGTCTCCCAAGTATTCCCGACATTTCTGCTCTATCCTCTCTTGGATAGAAGGACCAGCACAGGCGTGACGCTTGGCAAGAACAGCAGCACCACTACACCGGAGTGCATCTATGTCACTTGTGATTTTCTCTTTGGTTTCATCTGAAAGCGGGGCCCCACGAGTGAGCATCCGGCAAAGATGTGCTATGCCAGAATAACTCTTGATGCAATTTTGGGCAACACACTTAATGTGTTCGGCATTCATCTTGACATGCTTACAGTATTCTAAAACCCACCGCTTCTTTTCTCGCTTTGTGCCTTTGCCCCAATACCAATTTAAAGCGCGTTGGAGCGCAGAGTCTCGCTCTTCTTCAGATGCAAAGGACTCTGCGCTCCAAGATGGCTCTGTGCCATACGCGCGTTCTAGAGTTTTGTTGTAGTTCTTCATTACACCTTAGTATAAGACGAACCCGATACAAGTCAACTCAACTTACAAGTTTTGGTTCAAACTCTTTAGCAGATACTTCTGCCTTTGTAGGCACTTGCAGGTCTAGAACGCCCACAAGACTACGGCATAGTGCAAGAACTCCAACATACGGATCGACTCCGGCACTTGGTCTACGATCTTCAAAATAAACATGATCGGTGGAGTCGCCCATCAGAGGTATTGTTGGTACGCAGATGGAAGCAGTTTTGTCTCCAAATCCCCAACTGAATTTGTTGTAGTCACTAATACCCCCTGTCTTCCCCACTAGGCGTGCTTCGTTGCCGGATCCATATGCTGCAATATGCTCACGGTGATCTTGCCCTAAGGTTTCACAAATAGATTTGGCAAGACTAGCATTTCCACCGCTGCTTGTGTAATTTTCCAAGTACAACCGGAAAATACAACCACTACCGTTCCATTCAGTTCCCGGAAAACTTTTTGGAGTGTAACTCACAACACACCTCGGAGATGTCTCTTCTTCAGCAACAGACTCGCAGAGGTATCGAGAAATGATAAGATCATCACACGCAGTCATAATATCGTTTTCTTGAACACTATAAGTCCATTGTGATAGACAAATTGCAGGATTGTAAGATCTGATATTGATTCCTCTGTAGTTCATTCGATCTACAATCGAACTCATAATTCTTCTACCACGAACAAAGTCACCAGTACCTCCGTAGTATCGTCCTTGAGGACCAGGGAAAACAACTTGCTCTTCTCCCTTTTCATTCTTTCCTAGTGGCCAAGAATATGGCTGTCTAGTATCCGGGTCTATAAAAAGAATGTCCTGATCCATTCCAATCTTTACAGTAGAGAGTTTAGAGTTCTTGAGTAAGAACTTTTTCAGATCTGCTCTGCTGTTAGAAGCGTGGGGAGTTCCATCTGCAGTTTGTACTTCACAGAGTACAATAGAACTAGTAGGAGATATGCTGTCGTTTCCAAACAACACATCTGATACAACTCTGACAGGAACTAGAAACAGATCTGAATTATCCGTGGACGCTTGCTTGCAAGCAGATCCATCAAACCGCTGTACCTTTGGTGTCTTGCCTACAGAATTAAATACGGCACTACGAATGCTCCCGTCACCACTCAGCCAAATATATGTCCACTCGACTGTTCGGGAATCAGAAACTTCACTAGACTTTTTTGATTTCACAGAAGTAACATCAGATAGCGCACTATTTACAGACTTTGATTCATTCTTTGCCATTATCATTCTCCTTTTGGCTTATAAAAAACATAAACAGGTTCATACTTCATGTAGTCTCCACCGACCTTACAATAGTTCTTACACTTGGGCAATCCTGTCTCTTCGTCAAGACGATTCTGCCCAGGCATAGATTCCATCGCCATTTTCACTTTGTATTTATACACTAATCCAAACTCCTCAAGGAATCTTTTTGAATCTTCTTCAAGAGGCAGATAATCTCCACCAACCTGAATGTCTGCAATGTTCCATAGCAAGTATCGATCAGGCTTTAAGAACTCTGCACAGGTCTTTAGCGTGGGACGCAAGAAGCCATCTCTCCAACTTTCGTAAGATGAACCATACTTCTTGTACGATTGATTCTCGTCCTTTGAGTAGGCTTCTCGGTTAAAATACGGAGGACTAGTAAAGATCATATCAATCTTTCCCCGGTACTTCTTAAATCGAGGATTGTTGCCAATCTCTTCGGAACCTAGTCTGTAGATTTCATATGTGTTGGTTTCGCTGAAGAAAGGATTGCCTCTATATGTCTTGGTGTTATAGAAATCTGCAACATCAGCATAGCGAGGCCGCTCTTCCCCTGTATCGGTGTCAATGTAATAAAGTTCAGGGTTTGGATCAGTTCCAATGTAATGGATTTTACGATCATCGCGCACACTCATGGCGCCTAGAATGCGACCACCCCATCCTGATGATGGATCGTAGATCACAATAGGATCTTTCTGCCCCTTGACATGTTCGGTAAATCGCTCGTACAAATACTTGGCAGTCATTGGAGGAAAGTTGTGGGCAACCTGAATGTATCCAATACGGAAAGCGGCGAATCCCTTTGGGAATACCCTCTCACCCTTCTTGTAAATACGGATGGTATACACCCGATCATCCGGCATAGAGTTCACATCAAAGGTAGAGAAGTGCCTGTATTGCAGCACTCCTTCATCTTTGAGTTGTTGCACTTGTTCTCGTGTTAGATTCAGAATGTCTGACTGATTAAGTTGGAAATATCCCGTGTTGTTGCCTTCACGAACCTTCACCTGTTCAAGCATGAAGTCGTATCCCTTGAAGATTTCCTTGTTGGTTTGAAATGCTTTGATCCACGACAAAGCATCAGGTACAGACACAAGAGCAGGCTTAGCATTATTACGCAAGCAAGACAAGGCATGCATATACAGCGAGTCTCTACGGAAGTGACGCATTGATCCCTTCACCATGCGATCAAGAAATCGATCTTCAGCAAACAGTTCATAAATGGAGTACCCATCGTCTTTCTCGCTGTAGTTGATACGAGTCTTCATCATGGTGGGAAACCATTGATCTACTTCGGAACCAAGTCTAGCCTTGTTTAAGATTACATCTTTGCCAATGTTTTCCAGTTCATCGTCAAATTCAAAAGACTTCACAGGATACTCAGCCATCTTGTTCCACTCTTCAATGATATCCTCTTCGACCTTTCCAATGCGAGGAGGGCATCCCATGTTGTCCCAAATATCAACAACAGCCTTACGCATGTCGATGACCCATTTGCGGAAGTCATCTGCATCCATCTCCAGTAGTTCATCGAAGGTAACATTTACTGGATGGTTCAGAAGGTGAGTGTTCTTCTCAAAGAAGGTTTTATGTGCTTGTAGAGTTTCCATTATGATTCCATTCTTTTCTGTACTTCAGTTTCGCTTAGTCTACGCCCAACCACCCAAAAGCAAGTACTCTTGTTTGTGTCGAGATTTTCTCGCATCCACTTGTGTGCCTTTGCTTCGTACAGATCGTCAAGGATTGTACCATCTGCAATCTTTTCCACAAGAGGTTTTCCGTATACAGTATTTAGGCAATGTAACTCGTAGTCTGGCAGAGGATATCCTGCCATGGGATTCACCCATTTGTTGATGTTTTCTGTTCGCTTTGGACCAACACACAATCCAATTACCTTACCCACACTTAGACTGTACCGGTGAATGCCTCTGAGGATGGCAGCAAAGTGTACTCCACTTCCCACGGGCACCACCAACTGATCCAACTGATTCGGTAGATTAGCCACCTGATGCTCAATGCTATCGATGATTGCATCTTCTCTATTTTCTATATTGTGAGTAAAGACTCCATCGTATAGGTTTTCTGCTTTGGCAATCTCACGCATTCTAGCAAGTACAGGACCGTGCATTCCTGTTCCGCAAACATTGCGAACATCTGCACCCAGCCACTTTGCGTATCGCATCATGTGATGATTGTCAATGGTTTCTGGCGAACTACCACCGATACAAATGACACAAGGAATCTCTAGATCCTTGCATACTCTAGCAACAATGGCTCCTGTAGTGGAATGCACCTGTGTATGAGTCACTACTCCGCTTGTGCGTTCCTTCAAAATATCCCGCAAAGGATACAGCAAACGAATGGCTTGTCTTACCTTCCCTCCACTCACATCTCCAACCCCATAGGGGGTGTACATATCATCCCGCTTATACCACACGCCTTCAATAAACTGCACCGGGGTTCTAGTCAGAACATGGCTAGGAAATTCTTTCATAGCGGAAGAGTAGCCTTGGAATGATTGAATTTTGGATCGTAGAACTTCTCTTCCAGTTCGCATCCCCACCATCTGCGTCCAGTAGTACTGGCAGCAAGCAAAACAGGGGCAACTCCTGCGAATGGATCAACAACCAAATCTCCTGGCTTGGTAAGGTTCTCAATCACATACTTACAGAAGTCTTGTGACCACACCGATTGATTCAGCACCTTCTCTTGCTGATCCACATAGATGTCGCGCAACCAGTCTCCCTTGCGATGAATCACTCCGTGGCTTGTATACACAAGCATGTGTTGAAAAGTGAAGTAGTACATGTCACGCTTACCTACTTCATTCCGAACGACAACCTTGTAATCCTTGAGACTTAGGCCTTCGTTCTCTAGACATTGTGCATACCACATATGATTCGACAGAATGAATCCATTTACTCTGCGGTCAGTTTGACACACCACAACAAACCCCGTTGGTTTCACAATACGAGCAAACTCTCGCATTGCCTTCTGTTGAAACTGGCGATATGAGTCAGTCTCATCTTTTCCAAATGGAGTCTGAGATAGGTCTGGGCAGGAAGTGAATACTAGGTCTACCGATTCAGAGGCAATGTTAGGTAGATAATCAAAGGCATCTCCCAACACATACGAGTTCTCTTGAAAGTTTGTCATGGTGTAATCCTGCTGAAATTGTTCTTCTTCTCAAACGACATGGTGTGTTCAAATTTGTCTACCAACTGATCTGCTTTGTGAGAAATCACAAACACATTTGATGTGTTACCAAAGGAATGCAGAATCTTCATAAACTCTTCAGTTCCTGCGGTGTCAAGCGACGAATCAAATACCTCATCCAAGATGAGCAGATTGGTGTTTGCGCTGTTCTTGATTCGTGCAATCTCTCGCCACGCCAGTAGCAAGGCCAAATCGATACGCATCTTTTCTCCCTCGCTGAAACTCATGTAAGAGAAGGCGTCGCGGTGCCGACTCTTGATAGTTTCGTTGAACTCTTCGTCAAGTGTGAAGTTTGCAAAGAAATCCATCGTATTCAAATACTTGTTGATGGTTTTGTTGATGATTGGCAGATAGTAGCGAATGATCTTTGCCTTGATACCACTATCTTTCAGAAGAGTTGCCGCTACGCTGTAGTAGTGCATCTCTTCAACTAGGCTGTGCTTGGAGGCCTCGTTCTTGTTCAAGTCTCCCTGAAAATCAATCAATCGTTTCTGATGATCGGTGTCTTCTGTTTCTTTGCTTTGAATCGCCTTGTTCTCTTTACTGAGTTTGCCGATATAAGAGTTGCACGCCGTGATGGTGCTATTAGCCTCCATCGTCTGCGTGTTCAGAGATTCCAGTTCATTGGACACCTCTTCATACTCTTCGATTTGATTTCGCTTGGTTTCAATCTCGGTGACAATGGCATCAACTGCTTCGTTCAATTCACCTTGCTTGCTCTTCTTCTTACATAGCAACCCGTGAATGGGTTGACTTGCCTTATCGATAGACTGCTGACAAGTTGGGCACACTTCGTTGTTGTCAAAGAATGACAACTCTTCTCCAACCTTTTTACGATTGGATTCCAGTTGCTTCTGCAAGATTTCCATCTTGCTGATCTGCTTCAACAAGGTAACCTTGCCTTGCAGTTTGACTTTCACCTGTTGAATCTGCTCGGTTAGAGCAGAAAGTTCTGCTTGCTTTTCTTCAATCAAGGATTCAGAGCGAGCGATCTCTTTCAGATTTCCCTGCACCTGCTCATCGGTCTTGCTTTTCAGTCCTGCGATTAGGTCTTTCTGAGCGCGGATAGACTCGCGCAGAATTTCAATCTTGCGTTCATTATCTGCAATCTCTTCCTTGAGGGTAGACATCTTTGCCTTGAGGATTGTGTTCATGGTTGAGAACACATTGATATCAAGAATATCTTCAATCACCGCCCGGCGATCTGCAGCAGGCAACTGCATAAACGGAACAAACGAAGAACTACCAAGTATAACCACCTGTGTAAATGACTTGTAGTTCATCTTCAGAATCTGCTCTTCAAGCATTTTCTGATAGTCCTTTGTGGTGGCGTGCTGATCCAACAGATTGCCATTCTTCCACACTTCAAAGCGATTAGGTTTGATGCCTCGAACTACCTTGTAGGAATCGGTAGCAATACCGAACTCCACCTCTACCAAGCAATCCTTTTCGTTTACACTATTCACCAACTGAGGAAGATTGATCTTTCTGAATGGCTTCCCGAACAACCCAAAGGTGATAGAATCAAGCAAAGCAAATGACTTACCGTGCCCATTACTACCCGACACAAGAACCATCTTGGCCTTGTTCAGTTGAATTTCGGTGAAGTTGTTCCCAAACGATCCAAAGTTTTTGAACCGAACCCTTGTGAAGTTAATCATAGAGACAGACTCTCCATGTACAAATCGCGCACAATGCGCTTCAGCATAGGCTTGTCGTGTACTTCTTCCATACCATCAATCTCTTTGTTGATTAGACCAAGCGTGTCTAGTGCCATATCTGCTGCGGGTTCACCTGTACTGGTATCAGGATTCTGTTCTACAACGGTGACGCCCATGGCAGGAGCGGTATAGATTCCATCCAAGAACTTGTCAAACATATACGGCTTGGTCTTCGAGTCCACAAAGACCTTGACAAAGGTGTTTGCGTACCGCGAGAAGTCTGCGTTCTCTAGAACTTTACTGTAGTCATGCCGAGAATCATCGTAGCGAATAGCATGAAACATTCTGTTGGGATTTTCGATGAACTCCAGTTGCCTGGTTTCTGTATCAAGTACATGGAATCCCTTACGGTCTTCCAAGTCGCTGAAGGTGATCTGATACTGTGTACCCAAATACTGCACATTCCCACCACCGTGCTTGTGGTGAAAGTGTCCCGACAGAACCATCTCGTAACGCGCAAGCAGATTGGCAGGCATACCACTATCGTGCTTTACGCCACGCATCACCTGATAGCCTTCCAGTTCAAAATGTCCACAGATCACAGGACACTTGCTCTTCTTGATGAAGCGCAGGAAGTCTTCGTGGTTATTCTTATTGATCCACGGAACCATCGCCACACGCAGAGAGCCAAACTGCAACTCAACTGGTTCTTCGTAAATAATGAAGTTGGTATAGCGTTCTCCAAACAATTCCTTTGGAGAGTTCACTAGGTTGGTGTTTTTGTAATACACATCGTGATTGCCAAGAATGCAATGCACGGTCATACCGCGCTGCAAAAGCGGTTCCATGAATCGGGTTCGCACTTGATTTAGCGTTTGAAAGTTAACAAACTTGCGACGATCCAGTAGATCACCTAGATGTAACACGGTGTCTATGCCGTGCTTGTCGCAGTAAGGAAAGAATACATCATCAAAGAACTT